GGCGCCGCGGGGCACATCGGCATCGGCGTGGGTGGCTTGGTTTACGACGTCACGCTGTGGCACGGCGTGCGCCCGCAGCCGCGCAAGGAGTTCCTGGCTCACCGCGAACTGGTGGCTGAAGTCGAGGTGATCCCGGTGAGCGAGGCCGCAGGGCACGCAGCGCTGCTGTGGCTGATCGACATGGCCGACCGCCGGGTCCGCTACGACTGGCTCGAGATCGTTGGCTGGATGCTGATGCGCGAGCTGGGTGATCCCGAGCGTTCGGTCTGCAGCGGTCTCGCTGGGCAGTATTTCGAGCGGGCCACCGGCCAGCGCATCCCGGACCGCCGCGCGCGGCTGGACCCGCGCCATGTGCACATCGCCGCGGGCATGTACCTGGCGGGTCTGCGGCGCGTGTCCGTGGCCTGACCGGCGCCGCGCACAATCGCGTCGATGTGCTCCATCGGCCGCAACTCTGAATCGGCGATCGGCTCGAGCTCCGGCGCGACGCTCGGCGGTTCGCTGCTCACCGGTGCGGGCAACGTCGCCAACGGCCGCGCTGGCAGCACGCTGCTGGTGCCGTCGGTGAGCGGCGGTGCAGGGGGCACGGCCCCCAAGAGCGGTGGCGGTGGTGTCGTTGCACCTCTGCCGACCAAGAGGCCGTTGGGCCCCCAGATCCCACAGTGAGGCACCACCATGTGCATGTCCCCCGACGTACCCCCGCCGCCCCCGCCCCCGCAAGAGGCCAAGGCCGCGGACCCGATGCAGGCCCGGCGCACGAAGCGGCCCGCCACGCCGATGGGCGGCGGGTCCGTGCTCACCGGCCCGTCCGGTGTCGCGCAGGGCGCCAGCAACCTCGGCGGCGCCACGCTGCTGGGCGGGTGAACCCGTGACGTCGTCGAACCCCGTGGGCACCCCGTCGGGCTACCAGCGCAAGCAGCGTCGCAAGACAGCGCTGTGGACCGAGCGCTCGTCCTGGGATTCGCACTGGCGTGACATCGCGAAGTACCTGACCCCGAGGTCCGGCCGCTTCCAGACGTCCGATGTAAATCGCGGCGAGAAGAAGCACGGGGCGGTGATCGATTCCACCGGCGCCCGCGCGCTGCGCACGCTGGCCGCGGGCATGATGTCGGGCATGACGAGCCCGGCGCGCCCGTGGTTCCGCCTGGCGCTGCAAGACCGCGACCTGATGGAATCGGCGCCGGTCAAGCAATGGCTGTTCGAGACCGGCGCACTGATGCGCGCGGTGTTCGGCGCCAGCAACACCTACCAGGCGCTGCATCAGTGCTACACCGAGCTCGGCGCCTTCGGCACCTGGGCCGACTTCGTGCAGCCCGACTTCGACAACGTGATCCACCACTACCCGATGACCGTCGGGGAGTACGCGCTCGCCGCCAATGACAAGGGCGTGGTCGACACGCTGGCCCGTGAGTTCAAGATGACCGTGGGCCAGATGGTGCGCCAGTTCGGCCGCGAGGCGTGCAGCACGGCGGTGCGCAACCTCCACGACCGCGGGATCCTCGACGCCTGGGTCGATGTCGTGCACATGGTCGAGCCCCGCGCGTCCTACGACCGCACCAAGCGCGACAACCTCAACATGCCCTTCGCTTCGTGCTACTTCGAGCCGGCGCAGGCCAACTGGGACCGCTACTTGAGCGAGTCGGGCTACAAGCGCTTCCCCGCGTTGTGCCCGCGGTGGGAGATCACGGGCAATGACGTGTACGGCGGCAGCCCCGCGATGGAATGCCTCGGCGACGTCAAGGCCCTGCAGCACGCGCAGACCCGCAAGGCCCAGGCGATCGACCTGCAAGTCGACCCGCCGCTGCAGGTGCCCACGGCCTACAAGGGCCAGGCGATGAAGCGCATGCCCGGCGGCGTCATGTACGTGGACGCGACCACGCCGAACGGCGGCATCCGCAGCGCCTACGAGGTCAATCTCCGACTGGACTTCCTGCTGGAAGACATCCGGGACCAGCGCGATCGCATCCGCGGGTCGTTCTACGCCGACCTGTTCATGATGCTGGCGTCGCAGCCGGCCAACGGCGCGATGACCGCCACCGAGGTGGCTGAGCGCCACGAGGAGAAGCTCCTCATGCTCGGCCCGGTGCTGGAGCGCCTGCACAACGAGCTGTTGTCCCCGTTCATCGACATCACGTTCGAGCGCCTGGCCACCGCCGGCGTGCTGCCCCCGCCGCCGCCCGAGCTCGAAGGCGTGGACCTGGAGATCGAATTCATCAGCACGCTGGCGCAGGCCCAGCGGGCGGTGGCCGCCGCCGGCAGCGACCGGCTGCTCGGGACGATCAGCACGCTGGCCGGCCTCTGGCCAGAGGTGCGCCACAAGGTCAACCCGATGCAGGTGGTGGACAGCTACGCCGAGATGTTCGGCGTGGACCCGAAGATGATCGTCAGCGACGACGCGGCGCAGGCTGCCGCCGCTGCCGAAGCGCAGGCCGCGCAGGCCGCGCAGCAGGGCGCCGCGATGGCCCAGGCGGTGGACTCGGCCAAGACGGCGAGCGAGGTCAGCCCCGACGGTCTGCGCGACGTGATGGGCATGTTCCAGGGCTACAACAGCCCGACCCCGATCGAGGCCGCGTGACCCGTGCCCGTACCTCGTTGCGCAGGCCGTAAAGTCCCACGTCATCAGCTATGCGAGAGAACCCCACCGACCTCGAAGCCCAACAGCGCGAGACCGAGACCCTAGAGTCACGCGACCGCGCCCGGCGCAAAGAGCAGGAGGACGATCTCAAGTGGTTGATGGCCCATCCGTCAGGCCGACGCATCGTCGCCCGACTGCTGGAAGAAACTGGTGTGTATCGCACGTCGTTCCACTCGAGTGGGTCGACGATGGCCTTCAACGAAGGCCGCAAAACCATCGGCTACTTCCTGACAGGCGAGCTACTGGAGCTCACTCCCGATGCGTACCTGAAGATGCTGAAGGAATACCGCAATGAGTGACGAGACGCAGGACGCCGGCACAGCACCCAACGACGCCGGGGGAACGCAGGACGACGCTGGCCAGAAGCCAGCAGGCGAAGGGCAAGTCGACGCGAGCAAGACGGCGGACGCCGGCAAGCCCGCAGCCGAAGCGCAGGCGACCGAAATCGTCTACGACTTCAAGGTGCCCGAAGGTGTGGAGCTCGACACGGCGATGGCCGACGAGTTCAAGGCGCTCGCCAAGGACGCGAAGCTGCCCGCAGACACCGCGCAGAAGGTGGTGGATCTCGCGATCAAGCGGGAACAGCACCGCGCGCAGGCGTTTGCGAAGCAGGTCGAGGACTGGAGGAAGCAGGTCGAGGCCGACCCCGAACTGGGGAAGGAAGAGAACCTGGCAGCCGCGCGCAACTTCGTGAACACCTTCGGCGACGACGAGCTCAAGGGCCTGTTTAACAGCACGGGCATGGGCAACCACCCAGCCGTCGTGCGCGCGATGCTGAAGGCCAGCAAGGCAACGAGCGAAGACCGATTCGTCGCAGGCAAGAGCGACGCCGAGCCGGCCAAGAAGGATCCGGCCGCCGTGCTCTATGGCTAACCCCCGACTTTACGAGGACTGAACTATGGCTACCCTTCCCTCTCGCGCCGGCGCTGTCACGCTGCTGGATTTCGCCAAGTCGCTCGATCCCGATGGCAAGACCGCCACCGTCGTCGAGCTGCTCACGCAGACCAACGCCATGCTGCCGGATATGCCGTGGATCGAGGGCAACCTCCCCACCGGACACCGCACGACCGTTCGCACCGGCCTGCCCACCGTGGTGTGGCGCCAGCTCTACGGCGGCGTGCCCCCGAGCAAGAGCACCCGCGCGCAGGTCGATGACGCCTGCGGCATGCTCGAAGCCCGCTCGGAGGTGGACGTCGACCTGCTGGCCCTGAACGGCAACGGCGCCGCGTTCCGCCTGTCCGAGGCCAGCGGTTTCCTCGAGGCCATGAACCAGGCCATGATTTCCGCGATGCTCTACAACGACACCGCGGTCAACCCCGAGCGTCCGTTCGGTCTGGCCCCGCGCTACTCCAGCCTGTCGGCCAGCAATGGCCGCAACATCCTGGACGCCGGCGGTTCGAGCACCGACAACACGTCCGTCTGGCTGGTGTGCTGGGGCGCCGACACCGTTCACGGTATCTTCCCCAAGGGGTCGAAGGCCGGCGTCGAGCACAAGGACCTGGGCGAGATCGACGCGTTCGACGGCTCCAACAACCGCTACCGCGCGATGGCCGACGTGTGGAAGTGGAAGTGTGGCCTGTCTCTGCGCGATTGGCGCTACGCCGTCCGCATCGCCAACGTCGACATCTCCGACCTGGTGGGCGTGACCGGCACGCAGGCCCTGACCGCCCGCACCAACATCATCTACCAGATGATGCTGGCCATGAACCAGATCCCGTTCATGGGCAAGGGCACGCCGGTGTTCTACGCCAACCGCAAGGTGAAGGCGTACCTGCAGATGATGGCTCTCGACAAGTCGTCCAACGTCATGGGCATCCAGCAGGCCGCCGGCCAGTTCGGCAAGCCGGGCGTGGCGTCTGTCGACGGTGACCTGACCTTCTTCGGCGTCCCCGTTCGCACGGTCGACGGTCTCCTGGAGACCGAGGCCCGCGTGGTCTAACGCGCAAACTCAGGAGTACGAAACCATGATTCTCGATTCGCAACTGTCCCTGAGCGCCGCGCAGTCCATCGCCGCGTCCGCCGGCGACGTGGTGTCCACCAACATCTACGACACGGGCGCCACGGCGGACGTCGGCATCGGCCAGGACCTGTACCTGGTGATCCAGACGGTGGCCGCGGTCACCTCGGGCGGCTCGGCCACGGTGCAATTCGTGCTGCAGACGGACGACAACTCGTCGTTCTCGTCGGCGCGCGAATTCCTGCTGACCGGTGCCGTCGCGCTGGCCTCGCTGACGGCGAACACGGTCCAGTACCGTGGCCGCCTGCCGATCGGCCTCGAGCGCTACATCCGCGTGGTGTACCGCATCGCCACGGCCACGACCACGGCCGGCACCGCGACCGCGTTCCTGGTCCACGACCTGCAGCACGCGCCGCCGGCCGCGACGACCGTCCCGTCGGTCAAGTAACGGGAGGGTCTGACCTATGAGCAAAATCGTCGGTCGGGCCCGCGCGCAGGCGCAGGGTTACTACCCCGTCAACGACGCCGGTGTCTGCCGGCTGATCGAGGAGGGCGAGACCTTCACCCTCTACGAGGGGCAGGACAAGGGCAAGTGGTTCGAGCGCATCGACGAGCCCAAGCCCGCGAAGGCTGCCAAGACGAAGGACGAGCCCCTGGCCTGACCGGCCGGGCCGCAACCAGAAGGGCCCCCACGCGGGGCCCTTTTTCCAGGAGCCAACCGATGGCGAGCCCCGTCGAGATCAGCAACATGGCGTTGGCCAACCTCGGCGCCGAGAACCTGGTGTCAAGCATCGACCCGCCCGACGGCAGCGTCGAGGCCGGCTACTGCGCGACCTTCTACCCGCTCGCGCGCACCGTCGCGCTGGAGGCGGCCAAGCCCGCGTTTGCGATCACCCGCGCCACGCTGGCGCAGACCACCAGCCCGACCACGCGCTGGGCCTACGCCTACACGCGCCCGTCCGATTGCTTGAAGCCCTTGCGGATCCCGCCGCCGACCTCGGCGCTGTTCAACGAGGACGAGACGCCGGTGCAGGGGCTGGACCTGGAGACCGCGCCCTTCGAACTGGAGGGCCAGCTCATCCTCACGGACCAGGCCGACGCCGTGCTGGTCTACGTCTTCGACCAAGATGACACGACGCGGTGGACGCCGCTGTTCACCGACGCCGTGGCCGCCACGCTGGCGGGCTACCTCGCCGGGCCGCTGATCAAGGGCCGTGAGGGCGCGGGCCTCGGCCAGCAGTGGCGGCAGCAGGGCTACCAGCTCGGCGCCGCTGCCGCAGCGTCGATCGCCAACGCGACCGACGAGCCGGCCCGATTCACGACCCCCGCACTGCTGGCGCGTCGATGAAAACCCTACATCGCAGCTTCGCGGCCGGCGAGATCAGCCCCGAGCTGTACGGCCGCATCGATCTCGTCAAGTACCAGACGGGCCTCGCGCGGTGCGAGAACTTCATGATCCTGCCGCACGGCCCGGCCGCGCGACGCCCTGGGTTCAAGTACATCGCCGAGGCGCGCGACAGCACGCGGGCGGTGCGCCTGCTGCCCTTCGCCTTCAGCGTGGACCAGACCGTCGTGTTGGAGTTCGGCCACCAGTACCTGCGCTTCCACGTGGGTGGCTCGGCCGTGCTGGAAACCGCGGTCGGCATCTCGTCGATCGTCGGGAACCTGGTCACCACCAGCAGCGCGCACGGGTTCTCGACGGGTGACGACGTGTTCATCGGGACCCGGTTCCACCGCATCGTGGTGACGGGTGGGTCCACGTTCACGACGGCCGATCGCTGGGGCCTCGCCACCACGGCGTCAGGGGTCACGGCCTCGCGCGTCTACACGTTGGCCACGCCCTACATCGACAGCGACCTCTTCGCCCTGCACATCGCCCAAGACAACGACATCCTGACGATCGTGCACCCCAACTATCAGGCGCGCGAGCTGCGCCGCCTGGCCGCCGCCAACTGGACGTTGACGGTGATCAGCTTCGCCGCGCCGGCCGGGCCCGCCAGCGCCCCGACGGTGGTGGCCACGACGGCGACCGGGGGCACGGGCGTGGACAACGCCTACGCCTACACCGTCACCGGTGCGGACGGCGTGGAATCACTGCCGTCGCCCACGACCTCGGGGGTCACCAACCCGCTGCAGCTCGCCGGCAACTACAACACGATTTCGTGGTCCGCCGTGACCGGCGCGCAGCGGTACACCGTCTACAAGCTGCGCGGCGGCGTGCTGGGGTACATGGGCAGCACCACGGGCACCAGCCTGCGCGACGACAACATCGTGCCCGACACAACGCAGGCCCCGCCTGAGTCCGTCTACACGCTCAACGCCACGGGCGCGGAGTACCCCGCCGCGGTCACCTACCATGAGCAGCGCCGGTGGTTCGCGGGCATGGCCGGCGACCCGCAGAGCATCACCGCCACCCGCACGGGCACGCAGTCCAACCTGACCAGCAGCGTGCCGGTGCGCGACGACGACGCGATGGAATTCCGCCTGGCCAGCCGCCAGCAGAACGCCATCCGCCACCTGCTGCCGCTGTCGGACCTCATCGCCATGACCGTGGCCGGCGAGTTCCGCATCTACAGCGACGGCGCGCCGGCGGTCACGCCCACCAGCCTGACGGTAAAACCGCAGGGCTACAGCGGCGCGAGCAACGTTCAACCCGCGCTGACCAACGGGTCGATCCTCTACGTGCAGAGCCAGGGGTCGCGCGTGCGGGAGATGGCCTACAACTGGCAGAGCAACGCCTACGCGTCGATCGACCTGTCGATCATGGCGCCCCAGCTTTTCGCGGGCTACACGGTCGTGGACATGACCTATAGCCGCGCGCCGGTGCCGACGCTGTGGTGCGTGCGCTCCGACGGCGTGCTGCTGGGCATGACCTACGTCCCCGAGCAACAGGTCTACGCCTGGCACCGGCACACCACGCCGAACGGCGCGGTGGAATCGGTGACCGTGGTCAGCGAAGACCTGGAGGACGCGCTCTATGCTCTGGTGCGTCGGACCATCAGCGGGCGCACCGTGCGCTACATCGAACGGCTCCAGACGTCCTACTTTGCGGACCAGGCCGACGCGTTCTTCGTCGACAGCGGGTTGACCTACAGCGGGTTGCCTGCGACCACGATCACCGGGTTGCAGCACCTCAACGGCCAGACCGTGCAGATCCTGGCCGACGGCGCCGAGGTGTCTGACCAGGTCGTGGCGAACGGCACCGTCACGCTGACAGAGGCCGCGTCCGTCGTGCACATCGGGCTCGGCTACGCGTCCGACCTGATGACGCTGCCCCTCGCGCTGGAAGGCGTGGCCGCAGCGGGGCAGGGCCGGTTCAAGAACGTGAACAGCGTGGCCATGCGCGTGACGCAGTCGAGCCTGGTGTCGGCCGGCCCTAGCTTCGACCGGCTCACCGACTACCCCGCGCGCCAGGTGAGCGACCCCTACGGCTCGCCGCCGGCGCTGCGCACCGGTGAGTTCCGTTTCGCCATCGGCCCGAGCTGGAACAGCGACGGCAGCGTGTGCGTGCGCCAGGCGCGGCCGGTGCCTCTCACCGTGCTGTCGATGGCGCTCGATGTCGCAACGGGCGGTTGAGATCCGCCCCGTCGCCCCGGGCGACGTCGAGCACATCGCCGCGCACATGCGCGCGGCCGACGTCGCCGAGGTGCGGGCCGCGGGCCACGAGCCAGCCGATGCGCTGCGCGGGTCGCTCGCACGTAGCGCGATGGCCTGGACCGCCACGGTGGGCGGCGTGCCGGCGGCGCTGTTCGGCGTGGCGCCCCTCGGCTCGGTGCTCGACCCGCGCGCCGCGCCGTGGCTGCTGGGCACCGACGCGGTCCCGCGCTCGCGGCGTGCCCTTGCCGCCCTGACGCCCCGCTACATTCGGGAGATGCTGGGCGCGTTCCCGCACCTGATCAACCTCGTGCACGCCCCGAACACCGTGGCGGTGGCGTGGCTGCAGCGCGTTGGTTTTTCGCTGGGCCCCACCATCGCGCACCCCGCGACCGGAGAGCCGTTTATCCTTTTCGAGATGCGCAAGTGAAACGCAAGCCGTTCGGTCACGAAGAAGTAGAAGCCGGCTACAAAACGCCGTGTCACCGCCCGCACAACGCAGCGGGCGACAGCTTGCGCCTTGACCGCAACGGGTATTCGATCACCCCGGGGCGCGGCCCGTCAGTCCGAGCCCACCGCGTCCGCTGGCTCGCCGCCGGCAACCACGCGACACAGGGGCACGTCCTGGACCACCTTTGCCGAAACCGTTGGTGCTGCAACCCCTCGCACCTGGAAGAGGTGACCGCTGCGGAGAATGTCCGCCGGGGGGACTGCACGAAGCTCGACGATGGTGAAGTTGCGCTGCTGCGCGTGCTCTACAAAGATGGCGGTTTCACGCAAAAAGCCCTTGGCGAAGAGTTCGGGCTCTCGCAGAGCCACGTGAGCCGCCTGACTCGGGGGCTGTACTGGTCCGACGGCCCGTGCGCGCATTGGCAACAGCGGAAAGGGGGGACGGGCCATTTGTGAACCAGTGACCCTCGGGGTGCTCGCATCAGCGGGCACCTTCATGGCCGCCCCCGCGGGGATGTCCACCCTCGCCGCCGCGAGCATGGCGGCCGGCGTCGGCGCCGGTGTGCTCGGGGCCGCGGGCGCCTACCAGCAAGGCCAAGCGGCCAAGGCCATGGGCCGGAACAACCAGATCATGGCCGAGTACGCCGCGCAGGACGCGCTGCGCCGCGGTGACGCCGAGGCCGCCGCCGTGCAGCGTCGCGCATCGCAGGTGCAAGGCGCCCAGCGCGCCGCGCTCGCGGCCAAGGGCCTGGACATCAACGCCGGCACGGCCGGCGATTTGCAGGACCAGACCGACTTCTTCAGCCAGGTCGACCAGAGCACCGCGCGCACGAACGCCGCTCGCGACGCGTGGAGCGCACGGGTGCAGGGCGCGAACGCCCGGGCGCAGGGCGACGCCGCTGCGCGCCAGGGCACCACGGGCGCGTTCGCAACGCTGCTGGGCACCGGCGCACAGGTGGCCGACAAGTGGGCCACCTGGTCGAAGCCGCAGGGCTTCCAGGGCTACGGCGGGCGCTACTGATGCCACGCGTGCCGGTCCTCGAAGGCCCGTCGGTACAGACGCGGCAACTGTCGGCCCCGATGCAGGGGCAGATTGACGCGAGCAGCGGGCTGCAGGCCGCGAGCCGCGCGCTCGGCCAGGTCGCGCAGATCGCGGACCAGCGCGTCGAGCGCGAGACCCAGACCGAAGCGTGGGGCGCACAGGCCGAGATCAACAACGCCTTCGTGCAGTGGAACGCCGAGCGCCGCAAGAACGCGCAGGGCGCCAACGCCAAGGGCTACGCGGCCGACGTCACGGCGTGGTGGGACAAGGCGAAAGAAGACCACTTCTCCAAGCTGTCGCCGATGGCCCAGCAGCAGGTGGCCCGCAGCCTGAGCACCGCGCGCCTGGCCGCGCTGGAATCGGCCAGCGGCTACGAGAACCAGCAGCTCGACATCGGCGAACGCTCGGCGCTGCAGGCCACGGTCTCGTCGCTGTCGAACCAGGCCATCGCCGCCGGCCCCGACAAGGCCGCGCCAGTGTTGGCCCAGGCCGCCACGACGCTGCGCGAGTGGGGCGCGAAGAAGGGCGTTGACGTCGAGCCCGAGGTGATGAAGATCACCACCGGCGCGCACCTGACCATCATCAACACGCTGATGCAGCAGGATCCGAAGAAGGCCGAAGCCTACTTCGCCACGCACAAGAAGGAGATCGACGGGACGCGGTGGGACGAGATCGGTGCGCGCATCAACCAAGTCAGCGCGATCACCGACGGCGAGACCAAGGCCAACGAGGTCTGGGCGAAGTACGTCAAGCCGGGCGACTACAAGAACCCGGTCGATCAGTTCGCGCTCGAGAAGGAGATGCGCGCGGCGTTCCCGAACGACCCCACGCGCCAGAAGGCCGGGATCCAGGCGCTGCGCGAGATGTCGGCAGCGTGGAACAAGAGCCAGACCGAGGCCATTGCCGCGGGCACCAACCAGGTCTACAAGATGCTGGACAGCGGCACGCCGATGTCCAAGGTCATGAAGTCCGACGCGTGGGCCTCGCTGTCGGGCGACCAGCAGCACCGCATCCGCCTGCAGCTCGAGCAGGAGGCCGCGGCCCGCGCGTCGCGCGCAGCGTCGGAAGAGGCCCGCCAGCTCGCAGCGCTGCAGCGCGCGGACAAGCTGGCGGTGCTCACGAAGCCCGACGCGTACCTGCGCTACAGCGACCCCGGTGTGCTGGCCGGTATGAGCCGCCAGCAGGTCGAGGCGCTGCGCGTCGACTTCGGGCTGGAAGGCACGCAGCACCTGCTGTCGCGGTGGGACACCCTGCAGAAGCCCGGCAAGGTTGCCGAGGCGCGCATGGACACCGAGGACTTCAACCACATCGCCACCCAGTTGGGCATGGACCCCTACAACGCCCGCGGCACCGGCCGCGCGCAGCTCGGCGAGCTGAAATATCGCGTCGAGCAGATGATCGACATGGCGCAGAAGGCCAAGGGCAAGGAACTCACGCGCGAGGAGAAGGGCGAGCTGATGCGCGGCGAGATGTCGCGCACCGTGACGGTGAACCCCGGGTTCTTCTCGCCCAACCGTGAGACGCCGGTCATCCAGTTGGCACCCGAAGACGCGCGGCGCGTGGTCATCCCCGCGGCCGAGAAGGCCCAGATCGCCGACGCCCTGCGCGTCATGTACGCCCGCAACCCGGCCAACCCGCTGTTCGCCCCGACCGAGGAGAACATGCGCAGGCTGTTCCTCGCGAACAAGTCGCGCGCCGCGACGCTCATCCCCGAGCCGAAGAAGTGACGAACCCCTACCTCGACATGCTGCAGGCCGCGCCCGCCGCGGCGCCGGGCGGTGAGCCGCCGGCCAACCCCTATCTCGACATGCTGCAGTCGGCGGACGAGCAGCGCCGCCAGCAGATGGCCGGCCAGTTGACGCAGGCCGTGGGCGTCAACCCCGAGCAGTACACCGCCCAGCGCCGCGTGGCGCAGTACCTGGGCTACCCCACGCCCGTGGTCGAGGCGCAGCCTCACCTGATGGGCCAGGCCAAGGTGCGCCAGATCCAGCAGGACACGGCCAACGCGCCAGTGCTGCAGCGCAAGTACACCGACGCCGACTTCGCCAAGCTCGCCCACGACGACGCGCCGATCCTGTCGAAGATCGAGACCGCGGTGTCCAGCGCCGTGCGCTACGCGATGGGGGCCGACCAGTACGGCGGCATGTGGGGCGACCTGAAGCGCGGCGCGTGGGACAACTCCGTCATCGGCACGGCCGGCGCGTTCCGCATGGTGTCCGAACTCGGCGCCAGCGCTGCAGAGCTCGTGCCGGCCGTCCGGTCGCTCGAAGCCTCGGGGCAGTACGGCGGGAACCCGCTGCGCCGCCTGGCCGAGGGCTTCGCGATGATCGGCGCGAACCAGCAGGCACTGAAGGACGCCAGCTCGCCGCCCGCCGAGGGCAACATCGCCGGCGGCGTGTCGTCGGGCTTCCAGTCCGCGGGCCAGAACCTGAAGTACCTGCCCCTCGCGTTCCTGGGCCCGGTAGGCTGGGCCGCCGGCCTCACCGGCATGGTGGTTGAATCAGGAGGCACGACCTACCAGAAGGACCGCGAGGAGGGCGTGCCGATGGGCACGGCCACGATCCACGCGGCGGCCGACGGCCTGGCCGAGTACGTGGGAGAGCGCTACTTCGGCGAAGTCGGGTTCCTGAAGCGACTGGCCGCGGGCGCGCCCGCCACCAAGCTGCTGATGTGGGAGATCACGCGCGACGTGCCCGGCGAGATCGGCACGACGCTGTGGCAGAACTTCAACGACTGGGCGCTGACGAACCCGAGCAAGACGGCCGACCAGTTCCTGCGCGAGCAGCCCGACGCGATCGTCCAGACGGCGATCGGCGCACTGGTGGGCGGCGGCGTGCAGGTGGGCGTCGGCAAGCTGGCGATGCGCACCGCCGAGACCGTGCTCAACCGTCAGATGGAGGTCACCGA